AAGTGCTGCTAGAGCGCCTTATATGGCTGCTAACAATTTAAATGCTAATCCAGCTGCTCAACCTTCAAACATGAGCAATGAGATATGGAGTGGCTTATCTGAAGGGCAACGTAATTTCTTTGGAAATGTTGCTACAGGTAGTGGTGGTAATGATGGAAGTAATCTATCTTACAGTAACAATGGTAATAATATTATGGCTCAAGATAATGCTAATACAACTGGAGCTACTGTCTCTGGTGATAACGGTCAATACTTTAATGGAGGTTATACAGGAACTGCAGTAGAGCAGTTGTCTCAAGCTCGTGCTCCTCGTGGTATGGCTATTGATAGTATCTATGGAAGTACACGTTTTAATCCTTTAACAGGTCAAATGGACACAACCACAGCGCCTGAGTACGAACAGTTCCAACAGGGGTTGTTAGGACAGCTTCAGGGCTCTCAGGAGGCCTATCAGAGCTTTGATCCTCAAGATGCTGCCTCAGAGTACCTGCGTGGTGTAAACGCCATTAGAGAGCCTCTGAGACAGGGACAGGAGCAGTCGGCATTGAGTCGTTTAGTTCAGTCTGGTAAACTAGGTTCTACTGCTGGTACACAAGCTTTAGCTCAGTTAGCTTCAGAGCAAGAGAACCAGCGTTTCCAAGAAGGTGTACAGGCTACTCAGTATGGTGCAGACATGCAAGATCGTATGTTACGTAATCAAGCTGGTATGTTTGGTCTTACTTCTCAAGTAGCTAATCAACAGTTCTTACCACAACAGCAAGCAATGGCTGCTGTGCCTGTGATGCAAGAGATCTATGGCTTTGCTCAAGAGCCTCAGTTCCAAGAATCTCAAGCTAAACAAGGTATTGCTGCTCAAAGGAGTGCAAATAATACTCAAAACTGGTGGGATCTAGGCACTGCTGCTTTAGGGACTCAAGGTGGTCAGGACATAGTAGCAGGTGCTTGGGACTGGTTAACTAGCTAGACTTAACAATATACACATACGGAGTATTACCACATGGCAGGATTATTCGGCTCAGGCCCACAATCAAACATATTGAATACAGTAGCAGGCTCATATACTGCTATGCTCAATGCTGAGAAGCAGAAAGGACAAGCAGCACATAAGGCTTTAGGTGCTTTTGGTGAGGCTATAAGCCCTAAAGCTATTGGCATGACTAACTTTAAGAATGACTTTAAGAATGCTGACTGGTCTAAACCAGAGACTTATGCGCAGGCAGGGCAGCAGATCATGGCCTTTGATCCTCAAGCTGGATTGTCTATGATAGATAAAGGTAGGTCTTTGGCTGCTTCTATGGCTCCTAAAGACCCTGTATGGGAAAAAATAGAAGTAGTTAATGCTGATGGTTCTACATCTATAAGCTTTCAGAACATGAATACTTATGTGGAAGGGACTACTTCCATTTCTAAATCAAATGCTCCTATTGTAAACGCATCAGCGACTATAGACGGTAAAGTCTATCAAGGGACAAGACAGGGAGAGGCCTTTACTCCTTTTGAACAGGATACTGGCAAGTCTGTAACTCCTTCTACTCAAGCTACACAAGATACGTTTACAGGCGCACAATTAAGGGGTAATCCTAAATATGAAGGCATGGAGTTTAAAGATGACGTTGTATATCAAGTTAACTCTATTACAAACGCAATTAGTCCTGTAGGGAAGACAGGATTAGAGGATCCTTCTCAAGGAACTACCTTATATCAAAACGCTAAAACTATCGCAGGCCCTGCGGCTAAACCAGAAGACGTAATAAAGTCTATGGAAAAGTTATCAGGAATTGCTGTGGATACTTCTCTATCTATTAACGACATTACCTCAGTAATGGGTACTTTTAGTAAGGCAGTTTCAACTAATGTTAAAAAGATTGAAGAAGCTGATACTGTTTTAGATCTTACATCTGGAATAACTTCAGGTACTCCTATAGGTAAGATCTCTAATATAGCAACTCAGATGACTAAGAACTTGTTTGGAGGCAGTGCAGTAAAAGCACAGGCTGAATTGGATAATTTCCGTAATTCTGATAAGTTTACTACAAGAGTAGGTAATGCAGTCAGTAACTTTCTTAATGGTGTACATACAGCAGAGACAGTTAAAGGCTATCAAGTGCTTGCTGCATATGTAAAACAAAAAGAAACAAATAAGTATAATGACATTAGGGCTAATCAAGCTAATGCATTAAGTTATGCTGAGAATCTAACTGAGAAGCAATTAGATCAACTACTAGGCCCTGTAAAAGGTGTGATGGCAGCAGAAGGTACAGAAGATGATACTTATCTGATTAATGGTGAGTATTGGGAAGTAAGAAACGGAATAGCTAATAAGCTGTTTGTTAATGACTTGTCTAAACCATTTGAAACTACAGGCCAATAACTATGGATTTCAGTAATGCAGTTAGAGTAGGCAGTGTCACAGGAGAATCTCAAGTCCCTGTAGATATAGATACTAATACACAGAAGCCGATGGACTTTTCTAATGCTACAAAAGTTGTTAAGTCTACTCGTGAAATGTTTGAAGATATGGCATTGAATGATATAGATCAAGAGCGAGTAGGTAAGTCTAGGCAAGGAGAAGATGAATCAACATTAGGATATTGGAGAAGAATTACTGCTGAAGGTTTTGAGAGGGCTGTTGTTACTGGTTTAGATACTGTAATTCCTGATGATGTTATTGATCGCCTTAGTGGTCAGACATCTCGTGGTATTGATCCTGATGCTCCTTGGATAAACCAAAAGCAAACTCGTTTCATGTCACCTAAAGAGCTACATAAGCATCGTGCATTCATACGAGAGAACCTAACGCCCTTTAGTGGCCAAGAGCCTATGCCTCCTACAGCTACACAAGGTAATCCACTGTCTGGTACTGAAACAGCCGTTAGGTTCTTAGCAGCAGGTACAGAAGGTGGTGGAGACATAACGAACTTAGCTACGACAGCTCCTCGTATTATAGCTAACGTAGCTCAATCTATTCTACCTAGTGCTGTAGCTGACTTAGCTGTTAATGAAGCTGCATCAGCTCTTGAGGGAGCAGACCTAAGCACTAGTACAAAACAAAACATATTATTAGGCATGGGTATAGCAGGTGGTGTGACTACATCCCTTGCTCAGTCTACTCTACCAATATTAGCAATCTCCTATAAAAACGTAAAACAGTTAAATCCTTCAAAAGAAGTAACTAATACTTTAAATAAATATCAAACACGCTTTGCTGAAAGAGTAGCGGAGCATGGTGGTGACTTCTCTTTAATAATGGAAGAAGCCTATGCAATACAGGAAGCATTAGGAGGGACTCCTCTAAAGATAATTCCAATAGCAGCCGCTATGCAGAACGATATCATGAAAGGACAGTTCAATAAATTCTATGGAGACGGAGGAGATGCTAAGTTTAGAGCTAATATAAATGAGGCAATTAAAGAATTTGAAGAAGCTCAAGGAACGATGTTAAAGAGATTAACTGAAGGGCCTACACCTGCAACTGAAGGATTGACGTTACCTGACGTAATTAAAAGAGAGACGGATAAAAGGACTTTATTTGAAACAAAACGACAAGAGCATTTGCAATCAAGGATTGAGCAGGCAGATGCTAAAATATATGAAGTGACTAATAAGCTAACAAAAGTTGACGCTAAAACTGACATAGGCGCAGCGGCACAAGGACTCCTAAATAATAAAAAGAAGTTAGTTAAGCAGCGGCTAACTCCTATGTACAATGAATGGAAGGAAAACGCTAAAGCTAATTTTATTGAATTAGATACTGAAGGTGTTGATAACATGCTAGGTTGGATAAATAACCTGCCTACTGACGAAGGTAAGTTTTTAGCTAAATTTAGTCCTCTTTTAGATGTAGTTAAAAGGACTGAAATAGATCCAGAATCAGGAGTTTCATTAGAGACTTATAAAGCTGTTGATCTATTAGGTTTAAAGAACCAAATCAATGGAAGACTTCGTGATCTATCGAGCACTACTGATTCTGCTGGTAGAGTACAACAACGTATACTGAATGATTTTAAAGAAGGGCCTTTAGCCTCTGCATTAGATGACTTGCCGGATGGCTATGGACAAACTTTAAATGCTTTAGATGCACTCTATTATAAAGAAGTAGGCATTCCTTTTGATTCTGCTGGTGTAGCTAAGATGTCTGTAACTAAGTTCACTACTACAGTTGCTAATGACCTAACTAAACTACAGAACGCTAGGGACTTCATTAGTGCAATGGGAGAGCAAGGAATTCCTGTATTAAAGGATGCTATCTATGCAAAGATAAATGGTAAAGCTATAAAAGGCACAGATCCTGCTAATGAAAAGATTATAACTGCTTGGCTTACTGATAAAGATAATGCTCAATTAATATCTTTAGTTCCTAACTTACGAGATGAGCTTTCAGATGCCGCAAGTTCTATATCAAATGCTAAAGCAACGATGAGCCGTCTTAAAGCAGATTCGGCAATTAACTCTTATCAAGCTACTGATGATTTCTTAAAACTAGTGCGTGGTAATGGCTTAGATGGCACAGTTAATAAACTAATAAAAAGCGGTGGTGCTAGTATGGACGACATACTCCCTCTGTTAAAGGACATGGACATAGAAAGTGAGATTATGTTCCGTACAGGCATTCGCCTACAGTTAGTTGAAAAGGCAATGAATAATAAGTCGAGTACGACAGCAGGGGCAACTAAACCAAAATCCTCTGAATTCATAAGGAAGAATAGAGAAGTATTTACTGAGTTCTTTGGTAAAGGATATATTGAAGAAGTTGATCTAGCAATGAAAGCTTTTGATGTAGTATCTGAAGGAGCTAAAGTAGCTGACATACCAGTGAGGTCTGCTGCTAAAGCAAATGAACTCCTTGCTTCTACTGTAGGTATGCCTGCATCTGAAATATTAGCTCTACAACGAAGGACTAATAATAACCAAATGAGCCCAGTGGGAGCAGCATCAGTAGCTGTTTCTAAAGTGGGTAATTTCCTACTCCAAGGTAAAAAAGAAGCTCGTTTGAAAGAGCTAGTCTATGATCCTATAATAGTTACTAAATTAGCTAAACTATATAAAGAGTATGCCAAGGTAACTTTAACAGATAGGGGAATTGCTGTTAAAGATGCAATGCAAGAAGTAATACTTAATAACACTAGACGTGGCATATTCATAGGTGCGCGTGAAGAAAGACTTAATGACTTAACGCAGGGTGAGCAGCAACAACAGGAGGGACAACAATAATGTTTGAAGACATGATGGCGATGTACGAAAAAGGTAAACAAGAACTATCTAATATATGGGAAGCTATAGACTCAGTTAAAGTAGCTGCTCAAGCATCAGACGCAATTAAGACTGCTTCTGGTACTCCTGAGAATGCTAATATGGTAAAAGCTATAGAAGAGTCTAGGGCCCTTAATACTCCTGTGCAACTAGAATCTGGTATCTTTAACGATACTACTGCTAATTTAGGCACTCAAGGGTTAACTGATAATACTATAGAGGTTTCTCCTTTAGAAGCTCAAGGGTTTACTCCTGAACGTAGGCCAGACTCTTTGACCTCAGAGAATGTTTCCCCTTTAGAGGCTCAAGGGTTTACTCCTGAACGTAGGCCAGACTCTTTGACCTCAGAGGATGTTTCCCCTCGTTATATAGAGAATGCCCTAAAAGCATTTGGAGGATTAGAAGGATTAGATCATGGAGCTGATGGCAAGTTAGTTAATGGTAGACGGACATACAACTATGGAGTTGAAGAAGACACTTTATCAGATCTAGGCATTGAAAGGACTGATTACGCTAATGAAGAAGGTGTAGTAGATGATCTAGCCGTTGCTAAAGAAGTAGGAAAATCTTTTCATAAAGCAGTGTCATCAAAGATACCATCATTTAGAAAGATGCCTGAAGAAGTCTATGATGTGGCATTTAGTCTCGTATGGAACGCAGGGAAAACCGCGTTTAAAGGTTATAATTTAGGCAAGAACCTAAACAATATAGCAAAATCTGATGACACTGAGGAAGTAAAGAAAGGTAAGTATGCTACTGAGTTACGTAATAATTTACTAGACGTTGTAAGGGCTAAAATAAAGAAAGCTGACGGTACAATAGGTAGTTATGTACAAGCAGGTTTAGCTAATAGACGAGGTAGGGATTATAATTTAGCTGCTGAGGCATTAGGAGCTGATAAAATAACTGAATACAGGGTATCTAAAAAAGGTACTGGTACTAAAATAGATTACTTTACTGAAGAAGGGGGAGACACTCCTATAAAAACAGTAACATCTACTAAAGCAATAGTGCCTGCTGAAACAAGTAAGCTAGGAATTAAGTATAATGTAGGTTAAACCCTAAGAACTAAAAGGCCCCTTAGATCACTCTTTGGGGCCTTTTGTTTACCTATTGATTACCACGTTTATCTTCTAGTTCTATGAGTAGATCAACATATTGCTTAATCTTCTCTAAGTCCTCAATGCCGTTCTTATCTCGCCATCTAGATATATACTTTACTATACATCCTTCGATAAATCCAAGACCATTAGCGTGTATGTACTCAATAGGCTGGATAGTTGAGTTAATATAGTGATCACCTCCTACTTGCCTTTCTAACGCACTACCCATCTTCAAAGTCTCCTCTCTCTATAGCAATCATTAATTTATCATCAAAACGCTCAAGCAGCTCGTCAGCAGAGATACATAATATTTCAACTAACAGGTCTATGTCATAGTCTCTGATGATGTCTTCTATTAGCTCTTCTACTGTCTTAGCCATTGATCGTTTCACTCCAGTCATTCAAGCTACTCATATCGTCTTTAGCGAACCATTTGATACCTTGCTTCTCACACCATCCTGCATTGGTGAGCTTAGCTCCTCTACGTATCTTCTGATGTGGGCTAGACCATACAAAGGCAAACACTTTACCTTCTTTGAGCATCTGCTCGTGTATAGCTTTATATTTCTGAGTGTCTCCTGATCTAAAGAACCCCTTAACTTCAACGAAGACTTTACCTTTGATGAAGTCAGGATTGTATGTTCTATGTATGGTGTACTTCATCTTTTCAGACTCATACCCCCAATCTTTCAGACCCTCAGCTATCTTAGCTTCTAGTTTACTTCGATACTTTGGCAGTTGCTTGCTTGGCATCTTTCTCTTCCTTCAATAGAGCTTGAACCATTTGGCCTGTTCCATCAATAAAAGGATTGCCGTGTAGGTTCCATCCGTCATTTAGAAGTTCATTGATCTGTTGCTCAAATCGTTCTGAACGAGGAGTCTTTACTACTTTGTACGTTACTTTCATTTTACTTATTCTCTGTTATTTCAGTTACGCGAGGGACGCTCCATACTTCCGTAAGGAACTTAGGGCCTGTACTATATAAGAAAGTTCTTAACTCAGGATAGCATGTATGCTTGTAAGGGCAATAAGAGCATTGTGTAGATAACTTCATGTTCCCGCTTTTACCATCTGCTACGGGATAGCTACATTGCTCAGGCATTTCATCTTTAGAAGTAATATCCTTCAAGTGAGTGATCCTGTCTTCAATACTCTCGCCTTGTGTTAAGTCTATCATTGCTAAAGCTAAATGTCCATTGCCTTTGTCCATAGCTAGCCAACCTCCCTCCTTAACACCTAGTCCAGCGCCATAGCCTTTCAACTGTGCTACATAACCAAAGGGATCATCAAACTCTACTGTATTATCTTTAAACTTCTTAAAGGCAAAACTAGAAGCTGACTTAACATCTATGAGCTTACCATCAATCGTACAATCCATAGAGCCTTTAACTCCATTGATCTCTACCTTGCCTTGCTCATTAGCTACCTCATGGCCTCCTAAGCGTACTAACAGTAGCACTAGTTCTTCTATTACATGTCCATATAGAAACTTAATCAACGTAGAGGGCTCTAGCTCCTCTTTAGGGTAGTTCTTAGAGTTAAGCCATACCTGTCTATCAGGTTTACCTACGGACGACATACGCAAGCGTGTGGTGTCTCCTCTCTCTTCAAACAATGACTTAAATACAGCCTCCTTTACGTTATTTCCGAATAGATCAAAGATCTTATCTACGTCTACATCTGGATCTGCTTTACTTGTCTTTAATACTGCATATACATCTTCTATTAAAGTATCTAATGTCTTAGTCATTTTGTTCATCTTCCTTATCTTTAATTCGTTTATGTTCTATGTTGTGACAATTAGCACAAACTAAAATACATTTATCTACTTCAGCATAGAGTGTCTCATCACTAGCACTATTAAGCATACTTCCCACAGTACGTACCTTAAATGAGGGGTCTATATGGTGAAACTCATAGATCTCAGGGTGGTGAAGATTGCTAATACCACAATGACAACATTTAGATCCTTTATATTTGAAGATCTCAAACCACCTATGTTTCCTAGCAACAGTCTTACATGGAATACAGGTAGTAAATCTTCCGTCAAGATTAATGGGGCTCTTATAGAACTCATCTATCTCTTTAATCACATAACATTTATTACATTTCTTAGTGACACTCATACCAGTTGTTCCCTATTTTAGATTCACCATCCAAAGGACAGTTCATATTTAAAGCTAAGCCAGCATTAACTATAGCTTCAACAGCCAAGACACCAAACCGTTCTGAGTGCTTCTCTAGAACTTGAGTCTGATATTCATCATGTATGTTCCCTACAAATGTAAAGTCAAGGTTTTCTTTTCTAGCACTTGCATATAATAACACAAGGGCCTTCTTCATAACAATTGCACCAGCAGACTGTAAAAGATAATTAGGAGCTGAGTGTTCAGATTTAACTTTAACCTTACGTCCATCTAACCCTTTAAGATAACCACGGCTTGAAGCATGTTTGATCTGTGTGATCAGCTTCTCTAGCTTAGGTATGCTCTTAAAGAAGGTAGCCTTAATCTTTTTACCGTGCTTTGCTGTACCGCCTACAATATCTCCTATCTTAGCGTCACCAGCTCCATACAAAAACCCGTATATGAAAGTCTTCGCTTGATCTCTGTTAGATAAGCCAGCCATGTTCATATTATATGTATGTATATCACCGTCTAAGATCTGATGAGTGTAGTCCTCATCTTTAAGGTAATGAGCTAACATTCTCAATTCTAAGCCAGAAGCGTCGCAACCAACTAGCTTATATCCTTTAGGCACTATCCAGCATTCACGACACTCTTTGCCATAAGGGCTATATGATGCAGGTACTTGTGCTACGTTAGGGCTACTATGGCTCATACGTCCTGTCTGAGCGCCTATGGAGTTAACGTAGCCATGTACTCTACCGTCATCTGCTACTGACTCAATCCAGCTTAGTACCATACCTACACGCTTCTGTAGTAATAGGAACTCTTTGATCATTACAGCTTCTGGTACGTCCACACCTTCTAATACCTTCTCATCTATCTTAGGTAAGCCTGTCTCTGTAAACTCAGTAGGAGTCCAACCAAAGTGTATTAGATACCTACCAATCTGCTGACGACTACCTAAGTTAAAGATAGGGTATTCAAAGACACCGTAGCTACCTTCTGAGTTATAGTGAAAGCCCTGTTCCCTGTGTCTAACCATTATAGCAGCTTCAGTGCCATCCTTCTTAATAGGGTTCTTAGGGTAGTTCTTCTCTACCCATACTGGCAATGGTACAAACCGTTCATGTACTTTAGCTTCTGCATTTAACATGCTCTCTTTGAGTTCAGCTAATAACATAAAGGCTTTCTGTTCATCGAGTAACCAACCACTACGAGTCTGCTGACAGATGATCTTATGTACATCCATCTCTAGATCAATAGACTGTTGTGAGAACCCATCAATTTCAAGCATAAGCTGACGATATGTAAACAAGTTTACTTCAGTATCCTGTATACAGTAATCAAGCATCTCATTGGTATAGTAGCTAAAGTCAGTGTATTCCCCTTTAGGGTATCCTAGTCTCTCGCCCCAAGATCCTAAAGAATGACCTCCTTGTCGTGCTGGATCAGCCAACCTAGATAGAACTAGCGTATCAGTAAGTTTAATACCACTGAAGTCAATTCCTAATAGACGCTCTAATACAGGGATGTCGTATCCTAGTATGTTATGACCTATGATCTCAGACACAGAAGTTAAGTCTTTCTTTAGTTGGTCTAGGTTATTGACGTAGCTAATAGATTCTTTAGTGTCTATGTCTAATGACACAATACACCATATCTTATCAGGTTCAAAACCATTAGCTTCAATGTCTAACACTATCCTTTTAGAAGTCATAATTAGCAGTCTCCTGTATCTTTGGAGCTTGCCCAGCCTCCATCTTACTTGTAGCTGGATTATAGTATAACCAACCGCCTGTGCCTGTATTGCCTGTACGTCTACACTTAACTAGCTGTATCTTAGTACAGTTCCTTGCATACTCATCTTCTGCTAACTTGTCACGGCTAAGTAGAATAGTATTGAATGCAATCTGATTGATAGAGCCTGAGCCTTTCATGTCGTATTCATTCACATCATGTACGTCCTTAGCTGCAGGTTTACGCATGTGACTTACAATGATAATACTAACACCTGTTTCTGCACCTAGCTTCAAACACTTATCCATAAACTCATCGATGATACCATTCTCATTAGATATTACAGCGGCCTGTAGAGGGTCTATAATAAGCACATCACAGTCCATCCCTTTAACTAAGTATCTCATCATAGAGAACAAAGCATCAGCACTTAATGAGCCATGATGGTCTAGAATATGTAGTCTATCTGATTCAATGATTTCAAGATAACCCTTACGAATCTTAGCATAGTCACGGTCTTCTGCTGGTACATTAGAGATGTTAACACCCTCATGTAGAGAGACTAGCTTCTCTAATATCTCTTCTGGTTGGGCCTCTAGAAACACACAGCCTATCGTCCTATCAGACTCCATCAACATATCATAGGTAAGGTTATATACTGCCGTACTCTTACCGATAGACGTTAAGGCCCCTAGTACAGTTATCTCTCCTGCAGCAATACCACCATTCATCATCTTATTTAAACCACCAAATGACTTAGGTAGAGGTATTACATCTTCTGTACCACGCTTTAAGAACTTATCCCAAAGAGAGTTATCAGACAATGACACTATGCCTGCTGGGCGATGTGCTTTAGCGGCCCACCAACATTCAGTGAACTCTTTGACCTTACCTTTCATAAGCATTTCAGAAGCGTCTTTAAGAGGCATCCTCATTACTTTGACTTTGTTAGGTGAGAATAGATCTACTATATTCTTTACTGCTTCTTGCCCTGCATTATCTTGATCCAGGCATAGTATGATACTGTCGAAGGTCTCTAGGAACTCCAGTGCTTCTTTAACACCCTTGACTGCACTACCTGAGCCGTTCTTTAAGCTCACTACAGGCCATTTACCATGGAACATAGAGCTTACTGCTAAGGCATCTATTTCACCTTCTGTGATAGTTATATAACGCCCACCACGACCATCGAATACATTCTGTCCGAATAGACCTGCTTGACCTAAGTCACCACTACAAAAGAACTTCTTACCTTCTACTACCCGTGTCTTTAAAGCGACTAACTTACCGTCTGAATCATAGTATGGGTAATGGTGCTTAGATATCTTACCATTAGCATCATACTCAACCGTAACACCGAACTTATCTAAGATGTCCTGTGATAGCCTACGTTCTGGCATAGCGCCTCTAGTGCCCTTAGTTAGATCAGCAGGGTTTATTGACTTACTTGGTACAGACTGTGCTGGTGTATTGCTCACTGAGCCATCCCCTTTAATAAAGTGACCACACCCTATGGAATAACAAGTGGAGTGCCCATCTTTATACTTAACTAAATTATCTTTAGAACCACATTGTGAACATGGGCCTCTGCTCTCTACTTCTGAGTTACCTGCTTTATAGTTTGTAGCCATTGGTCGTGCTCCTCTGTTGTTATGTAATGCTTTAGAATGTTGATTATAGCTACTAATGTTACCCTGTCCTGATCTCTCTCTTTTATAGACCCATACCACCCTTCGTCTGCAACGGCATCATCAAGGATTGTATAGTAGTTCTTTAATTCATGGATTACAATATTATCTACAGCTTCATCTGGTAGTTCTATTAGCATTATAAGGCCCTCAGCTCTTCAGTTAACTCATTTATTTTAGATTGATTATAGGAAACAAAACTACCTCTACTGATACCTTCTTGGTAGTTAGCTATCTCAGTCTCTAATTTAAGACGCTTTTTAGATTCAGCTATTTTTTCTTTTAAAGACTTCTTTGCAAATACTTTTTTCTGTAGCTCAGTCATTATCTTTCCCTACTATGTCATTAATTAGTTTCTTTCTGATAGCTTCTATTTCAGCAAGAGCGCCTGTAAAATGTAACTTAACAGCACAAGATCCCTCAGTCCTATTAAGAAGCTTCTCGCACTCTTTGTAAGGTACGTGCATAGCCCTTAATGCTACTAGCTTTTCTATATCAGCTTTATTCCAAGGTATTCTTTTTTTCCTGCTTCTTGTTAACTTTTCTAAAGGATCTGCTTTGTACTTATCAGATATTTTTGGTTTGAATATAAGACTCATTACTTTAACTCCTTAGTATCTAACTAAGATTTGGACTGTTATTTTCTTTAGAGGATAAAAATAGCAGTTTTACATCATGCTAAGGATGTTCTAAAGGGAATTAGAAGTCTTTGTTTTCTTCGGACTCTTCAAAGGCTAACGGAATATCTCCATTGCCCATGTCCAATACTTTGATCTTGTTAACGTATGTAGACACACCATGTTGAGGATGCTTAGGCCCATGCTTCCACTGTACTCGTACTTTAGCACCTCGTGGTAGCTCTTCGCTTAACTGCATCTCTTGGCCGTCTTCTGTTAAGACACCAATATTATATCCAGACTTAAACTTACGTTGAGCTACACCTTTATAGCTCTTTACGACTACTTCAGAGTCTGCTAATTTAGTAGCTTCATCTTGATCCATACATAGAGTGACGTTATAACCAACGTCCTGACCTTGGTACTGATCTTCTGTTAGTATGTTACTAAATGCTACATAACCTTCTGTTGCTGAAAACATAATTCTTTACTCTCTTTTCTGATTAAGTTTATAGACATACCTTATGTATAGTCTATTGTTTTGATAGACATCACTCTATCTATAGTTCTATGGGCTCTTAAGTGAAACTCTTTTGTTTTAAACTTTAAAATATATTTAAGTATTAATTCTTTAGAGTGCTTAAGTGCTTAAGAACTGTTTTTAGTTTAGCATGGATCACTATGATAGTAAATGGTCTGATTCATTTATGTCTGTATAAAGACTTATTTCTAGACAATCATCTAATGAGGTGTCTGTATCAGACTCATAATACACGTCTTCATCCTCTGCGTTTGCTCCTGATAGTTTGTCTCCTTGTTTAATACATTTACGACATAATTCTATATCATCATCATCTAGTAGTAGTACATCACATGATTTACACTTCATTATACCCACCTCATTACTTTAAAATAATAGTAAATCATCTAATTCTAAGCCAGCCCTGATTGCTGCATTTCTAGCTTTATCTGCCGTATGATAATTTATGTATTCATTCATATGTTTGGAGTTAGTAGCTACCCACTTCTTTCGCCAATACTCCTGATCCTGCATAAGCTCATGTAAGGCTAATTTAGATTGTAGTGCCGCCCTAGTCTGGTAAGTCTCTGAATTAGTCTCTACAGACCTTTCTTGATCCCTTGAGTACCTTAACCTATCTAATAGCTCATCTCTATCTGACTCATCTATAATGATCATTCCATTACGTGTTTTAATAGCAATATCACCATTTTCATTATTTAAGTTAAATTCAATCATAATTAATACGCCTTTTGTTGTTCTATTTTAGCTCTGATCTTATACCCTAGCCTTTGATACTTGTTTAAAGCTTCTATATCGCTCTGTGAGTGCTGTTTACCATCTAGTATACCACTTATATACCAGTGGAACGAATCAGCCCCACGCGGCTTTATTAGAGCTCTGAATGGTTTAGACTTTAATATGCTAATCATATCTCATACCCCAATAAAACACCGCCAATTAAAGCGAACCATAATATAGCACCTGTGATAATTAATAGTATCCATTCCCAATCTGTTTTATTAAACCATTTGCGCATAGTCCCACCTCTCTCTGATATCTTCTAGCTTTCGCCTTAAGTTTAGTTGTTTACGTGCCTTTAGCGTCTCGCTAGTGTTCTTAATTACATTATAGCGACTTGCCTCTTTTTTCGTTAGGGCCTTATTAGATTTAGTCATTATTCTCTACCTCACTTTCAAACATTTGCAGTGCCTCATCCCAAACATCTGTGTATGGGGCACCACAGGCGTCTAAACACTGCAGGAAAAAACTATCTCTTTCAATAGTTGCTAGATAAACAGCATCCACTTCTACCATCTTACTTTTATTGATCATCATACAATTACCTTTAAGCTTGTAAATTTATAGACTCTTGGGCCCTTTGCTGTTTTGATTAAGCATTGCCCATTGTCTTGGTTAACACTAGCAATAATGCCATATGGTTGCAAGCCGTATTGAAGTTGTACCACTCTACCTATGGTGTACTCTATTAAGTTATGCACTTTATACACCCCCTTTAAATTCTACCAGTGCCACGTCTAAAGCTGCTTTGTCTATATCATCTGATAACCAAATCAAGTTGCTAGACACGGGCTCTAACTCGTACCATTGCCCTGCCCCATCACTAGATTGTATTTTTATAGACACAGTCCCATAGATATCAACTACTATAGCACCGCTTAATTGTTCGTATGCTTCAATTTTCATACTATGCCCCTCCTAGTTTCTGTGATCTTTTACCGAACTCTATAACAGCTTCGGCAGAATTATTAGATAACCCGTGATCACGCATAAACAAGTCTTTCATTTGCCTACAGTCTAGTCTATAGGCCATGTACAAGGCCCCAAGGCATTCAGCTGCAAATGATCTCTTGTATTGTGGTGTGCTTCGGTCGTTTAGTGCAGCTAAATGGCGCACTGTTCTTTTTTCGTAACTCATTTGTAATTCCTCTCATTATGTAAATACTTCTACTTTATTAATTTAATTATGCCACCATGGTGCTAGGTATAACCTTGTACTTTGTTGGTATTTTGTGCCCATAGCCTGTTGCGGTATAGCTCAAGCCTCTAAGCTGCCACCACAGAGAATCTATAGTCGTTTCTAAAGTGGTTCTAAGTGTCGTGTATGCGTCTACACGCTCTACTGTTTGTAAGTTATCCATGAGTTATACTCCTTATACCTGCGCTATTACTAGGCCACCACTAGGCAGCTCTAGAACTAATGTATTATCGTTTAAAGCCTCTAGGGTATCTATGTGGCCATAGTCCGCCAGTGCTTCCTCTATTGATTCATATTCCATATACTCACAACATATGGCAATTACGTCTAGCTCATATGGCAAGCCATCGGCATCACTCAATTCATCAAACATATAGAACAAAGCATCTAAAGCCTCATAACTAAATTGAGTACCTCTGTTAGCCTTGTGGAATTGGTCTACAAATTGACTTACATTATCGACTGTTTGAACTATCATAATTATTTCCCTGTCTCATCTGTTTATTTATTTACTTAACTTGCAACTATTGTATAAACAATAATAAATCAATGCCAGACCTATACACGACCCAAACATACTCAAACACGACATACCCTAATTATGTACTGTCTATAAAGAAACGCGCCTGTGCGAATAACATAGACAATACAACTAGACATATCTAGATACGACATTAAGTTATCTATGAGAGACACTTTACGTCTAAGCTACATTTAGTGTCTACCCTATGCAATGTATAAGACATAGCCACAAAGCCCACACGGGAGCTTACACGGGCTCTCAAGGGTATTTATGTATACACAATAGGCTACTGTTCTAAATACGCCATCGTTGCCTGAATACGACATGGCTAGAATACCTAAGAATACCACGCTCATGGCCTCTCTTATGTCAATTCTTTGGAGGACTTAATACTCACAAGTCACACTTGACACACCCAACACACCTATGCCACACAATACACACGGCCTGCTAGGCACACTTAGCACACCCGTGTCAACCCGTGACTATTGGGTGTGATCTAGTCACATTATGACGGATTAGTCGCTTATGTTGACAAATGAATGCTCATGTGCCTATGGGGGGGCCCCCTGTGAGATGTGGAGTAATATGTATATAGGCTCATAGACACATGAGAAGGAAAATAGGGGAGGAGGGTATAATTAGGGTAACGGGGAGTAACGGGGCAGACCTAATATTCAGACAAGCAATGTATATTTAATAGGACAGAAGTAGACTTTGTAGACTAAATAGACTGTATTACACTATAAGACATAATATAGGTTGACTTTTGACTCTAAATATGTTAGTATAAGTGACTTAAGACGCTTAGGTACTCTTTAGAATTAATACTTAAAGATATATAAAAATAATAATAAGCATTACTCTAAAGACTACTTAAGTAAATCATACGGGTAGAGCTGAATCACTAAAGTGATGAGTACTAAATCGGAACTACCTCATTGGATGTCTATATCTCTTTATAGATGTCTATATGTCTATACAGTTCACAATCCTATTATTATCACCATTACCAGTACCTAATTGGTTATGTATCTAGAATCCCCACATTCTTAACTGTGGCCAAGAGTCTATATCTTAATGAGCAACAAAGAAGAACTAAGTCCACGTACTGGTAAGCCTAAGATTAAACATAAGGGTAGCCCATTATTATACAAAGGGATGCCTCCTTTAAATCCATCAGGTAGGCCTAAAGGAAGTGTAGGTAAATATACACAACTCTCTAGAGAACTGATGTCTGAGAGAGGCCCTGAGATAGTCAACAAAGTATTAGAGATGGCTATGGAGGGAGATACTACATGTCTTAAGATGTGTCTAGATCGTATCTTACCACCTAAGAGAGATGTTGAAGTTAAACATGAGGGTGGTCAGTCTATCAACATCACTGTAGCCCAATTAGGTAACAAAGCTCAAGAGGCTATAGAGCACGTAGGTGGTCAGGTCATTGAGCATAGTCTACAAGAAGCTACTAAGAAATCTAAGAAAGAAAGTAGTAAAGCATTCGATGTAATAGCATTGTCTGTATTAGAAGAAGAAGAAGAAGATGAGTGATATACAGGTTAGTCTAACACCTGCACAGATGGAGATCTTCAAATCTAAAGCTCGTTTTAAAGTAGCAGCGTGTGGTAGACGTTTCGGAAAGAGTTACCTTGCAGCATGGACTTTACTCATCAAAGGTCTAGAATCAGAAAGCAAGGATATATTCTATATAGCCCCAACCTTTCAGCAAGCGAAAGACATTCTATGGGGATTGCTGAAGGACTTGGGCAGAGATGTGATAAAGTCTACCCACGAGAACACAGCTACGATTACCTTGATTAATGATAGGAAGATCTATCTTAAAGGGAGTGATAGACCAGATACACTACGAGGTGTAGGTCTGGCCTATGTAGTGATGGATGAGTATGCGTTTATGAAGCCTTCGGTCTTCGAGCAGATCATTCGACCTACCTTAGCTGACGTCAAAGGTGAAGCTCTGTTTATCGGAACACCTGAAGGACGTAACCATTTCTACGATATATTTAAAGCAGCACAAGAAGACCCTGAGTGGGAAGCCTTTAGTTTTAACTCTACTGACAATCCACTCATAGATCCTAAAGAGATAGAAGTAGCTAGACGTAGTATGTCTTCACAAGCATTCCGTCAGGAGTTCGAGGCTTCATTTGAATCCTTCTCTGGTGGTATCTTCAAGGATGAATGGTTCCAAACATCTAAGGAGCCTGACTACGGTCACTACGTCATCGCAGTTGACCCTGCTGGCTTCGAGCAATCCTCTAAGGATCGTGGCTCTAAAGGCTCTAAGCTAGACGAGACAGCCATTGCAATCGTTAAGATATGTGGTGATGAATGGTGGGTAAAGGACATCCTACACGGTAGGTGGAACATCAAGAAGACATCGGAGAACATCCTTAACTCTTCTATGGATAACGAAGCATCTACAGTAGGTGTTGAAGCAGGGGCACTAAAGAATGCTATCATGCCTTATTTAGAAGACCTGATGCGTATCAATGGAAGATGGGTAGTTATCACTGATGTGACCCACGGTGGTAAGAAGAAGACTGATCGTATTACATGGTCTCTTCAGGGTCGTATGGAACACGGTAAGATTAAGTTTAATGAGGATAGGGACTGGAAGCACTTTGAAGATCAAATGATGTCTTTCCCTAGCCCACAAGTACACGATGACCTACTAGATGCTTTAGCATACATAGACCAAGTATCAGTAGCTGACTTTACCAACTCTATCGAAGTAGAAGAGTGGGAACCAATGGACATTGAGGCAGGATATTAAATATGATGAACGAAGAAGACCAGTTTAAAGGACTAGCCTCTTGGTTGTCTGAACGATTAGAAACTTGGAAGAACCATCGTGACCAGAACTACCAGAAGAAGTGGGATGAGTATTATCGTCTATGGCGTGGTATTTGGGCAGAGTCTGATAAACTACGTGATTCTGAGTCTTCACGTCTAATCAACCCAGCACTACAGCAGGCTGTTGAGTCTACTGTCGCTGAATTAGAAGAAGCCACCTTTGGTCGTGATAAGTGGTTCGATATCCGTGATGACATCTTAGATGAGAATCCTGAAGATGTTGCTTATCTACGAAAGGTACTACAAGAAGATCTTGAGCGTGATGGGGCTAAATCTGCCATCTGTGAGGTTTTCTTGAATGGCGCTATCTACGGTACTGGTATCGCTAAAGTATGCTTAGAAGAGAAAACTGAGCGTGTCATAGTAGAAACACAAGTAGAAGGTACCTTAGATGGTACAACTGAACGTAGAGTAGTTGAAGTATTAAGAATGGCAGTTCCTTTGGAAGCAGTATCCCCGAAGGAATTCATAATTGATCCTGCTGCCTTGTCTATTGATTCAGCGTTAGGAGTAGCGCAGGAGGTTACTAAACCCCGTTACCACGTTGTCAAGGGCATTGAAGCAGGGACTTATCGAGACGTTCCATTAGGAGCGAGTAGTAATGGTATACATGACTTTGGATTTGATCCAGAAGATCACGTTGCCTCTGAGGATGACAGTGTTAAGATCACTGAATACTGGGGTTTAGTCCCTAAACGTTACTTATCTAAGGGCGCTGACTTAGGTGTAGAGTTTGACTACGACAAAGACGAGCTAGTAGAGGCAGTAGTTACGCTAGCGAATGACAGTGTAGTATTACGAGCAGAAGAGAATCCTTATTTAATGAAGGATCGTCCTTTTATCGCTTATCAGCATGATCTAGTACCTAATAAGTTCTGGGGACGTGGTGTATGTGAGAAAGGATATAACCCACAGAAAGCATTAGATGCTGAATTACGTGGTCGTATTGATGCTTTAGCACTTACTACACATCCAATGATGGCTATGGACGCTACACGTATCCCTCGTGGTACTAAACTAGACATTAGAGCTGGTAAAACCATCTTAACTAATGGTGATCCACGTTCTATCATCCAGCCATTTAACTTTGGTCAGTTACAACAGCATACTTTCCAAGAATCTGCTGAATTAGAGCGTATGATTCAGATGGCTACTGGCGCTATGGACTCAGCGACCAGTATGGCAGGAAATGCCCGTAATGGCACTGCTTCTGGTATGTCTATGATGCAAGCAGCATCTATTAAGCGTCAGAAGCGTACTCTAGGGAACTTCCAAACAACATTTATGATTCCTTTCATCCAGAAAGCAGCTTATCGTAAGATGCAGTTTGATACAGAGCGTTATCCTGTGTTGGATTATCAGTTTGTTCCTTACTCTACTATGGGTATCATGGCTAAAGAGCTAGAGAGCACACAAACTACACAGCTAATGTCTATGATTCCTCCTGAGTCACAGGCGTTTAACCTATTATTATTGTCTATCTTCGAGAACTCTAGCTTAAATAACCGTGAAGAGATGATGGCTGCTGTTAAGCAGATGATGCAGCCTGATCCTAACGCTCAACAAGAGCAAGAGATGCAGCAAAAACATATGCAGATGGAGATGGAAGCTAAACAAGCAGACACTAAGCTAGTCAGTGCTAAGACACAAGATGCGCTAGCCTCTGCATACAGTAAGCAAGCCGATGCTGCACTTAAGATGCCTAACGACACGGATGCACAAGAACGTATACTAGAACTACAAAGTAAAGCGATGGATCTGCAGAAGAAGCAGATGGAAGTCACTACTTTAGAGTCTAAGATTGTACGTACCATCCCTGAGATGAAGCATCTTGAGTCAGAGACTATGCTTAATATAGCTAACGCAAGAAAGGCACTTAGCGAGTAATGAAAGAAGATAAAGAATTTTTTGATGGTAGGTATCGTTTGTTTGAAGTAGACGGTTGGAGGGACTTAATTCAAGAATTAACCCTTATGGCTGAATCTTTAAATAACGTATCTACTATTAAAGATGAAAAGTCCCTTTATGAAGTACAAGGGCAACTGTCTATCCTTAATATGCTGATCACATTAGAGGAACAGACAAAACTCATCGATACGGACAACTCTATTACAACATAGGGCCTGTGTCATAAAATTAACTCCACAATCTATTATATAGACGGAGAAGTAACACTATGGTAAATAACATTGTAGTTGATCCTATTGAGGATTTAGAAGTAGCTGGCGACATCACCTCCTTTGAAGAAGAGGGCACAGGTGAGGTTGAACAGGAACAGTCATATGAAATGCCTAGTAAGTTTCAAGGCAAGAGCATCGAAGAAGTTGCTAACTCCTATGCAGAACTCGAAAAAGAGTTAGGTCGCAAGGGGCAAGAGATCGGTGAACTACGTAAACTTTCAGATGACTTTCTAAGATCTCAAACACAGGCCAATCAACAGACCAATCCTGCCCCTGCGGAAGAGGCTCCTGATTTCTATGAAGACCCACAAGCGGCAATCCGAAGAGAAATTGACAATCATCCAAAGATAAAGGAAGCTGAAGCAAATAACACAAAGAGCCGTCAAGACGAGGCTATAAAAGCTATTGCTTCAAAACATCCAGATGCTCAGACTACAGTACAGTCACCTGAGTTTCAGGAATGGATTTCTCAGAGTAAGATCCGACAGCGTTTGTTTCAAGATGCTAATGCTTATGACTTTGAAGCTGCAGACGAACTACTTAGTAACTGGAAAGATCGTTCTATGATCTCCAAGACCCAAGAAGTTAAGAACGCACAGAATGAGTCTAAGACAAATGCATTTAAAGCAGGCAAGACGGAGAGTAGGTCTTCTGGGGATTCTATTGGAGGTAAGCAGATTTACCGTAGGTCTGACCTCGTTCGTTTGAAAATAAGTGACCCTGTACGATATGAATCCCTTGGTAACGAGATTTACCAAGCATATGCAGATGGTCGCGTTAAATAATATAATTTATAATTAACTGGAGTTAATTCACATGGCATTAGGTACTAATCACGTAACAAAAGCAACATCAGCTACTTTCATCCCAGAATTGTGGTCTGACGAAGTAATTGCTGGCTATAAGAGTAATCTTGTACTAGCTAACCTAGTAACTCGTATGAACCACGCTGGTAAGAAAGGTGATTCAATTCACATTCCTTCACCTTCTCGTGGCGCTGCGAACGCTAAGGCTGCTTCAACTCAAGTAACTCTTAACTCACCTGCTAACAGTGAAGTAATCGTTACTATCGACAAGCATTATGAATATTCAACTATGATCGAAGACATTGTAGAGAAGCAAGCACTTTCTTCTTTACGTCGTTTCTACACTGATGACGCTGGCTATGCCTTAGCTGCACAGGTAGATGCTGATCTTTTCGCTCTAGTTTCTGCCCTAAACGGTGGCGTTCAACTAGGTGGTGACGGTGGTGCTACTACTGCTGACATTACTGATGCTGGTATTCGTAAGTTTATGCTTGAGCTAGACAATGCTGACGTTCCTATGACAGGTCGTTCATTGGTGCTTCCTCCTGTTGCTAAGAGCGACATGTTGGGCATTGCACGTTTCACTGAGCAAGCTTATGTTGGTAGTGGTGACGCTATCAAGACTGGCATGATGGGTAACGTATACGGTGTAGAGGTGTTTGTATCTAACGCTTGTCCTACCGTTGGTTCTGATCGTGTAGGTGTTATGTTGCATAAGGATGCTTTGGTTCTTGCAGAGCAACAGGGCGTTCGTTCACAGACTCAATACCAGCAGCAGTATTTAGGTGACTTGTTCACTGCGGATACTATCTACGGTGTTAAAGAGTTGCGTGACAATGCTGGCATCAGCTTCCTTGTTCCAACAGCTTAATCTAGTGCGAGGCGCACTGATCTTTCATAAGCTTAACTTAGTTAAGTAGTTGATACCTAGAGGCTCCTACTACGGTAGGGGCTTCTTTTTTATTTAAATTAGTTAGGAAATTATATGCCCATCTACTCTTATACTTGCAATGACGGTCATACTACTGATCACCTATGTCCTATGAGCGATCGTAAAAAAGCTAAATCGTGTAAGGTCTGTAGAGAAGATGCGCATATGATTATCGTCCCTGTTAAAGTCTCCTTAGATCCAAGTGACCCAGCATTCGCTGGTACATACATGACTTGGGAAAGAAACAGAGCAAAACAAATGAAACAAGAGTTAAAGAAGGAAAAGAGCCATACAGGAGGCTAGGTCTATGTTTGGATTACCTATCGAAGCCATCACTATGCTTCTAAGCGTCGTAGGAGGCGCTGTAATGAAGATGTGGTCACAGGCACAGTCTGATAAGGCTGAACAACAAAAGACTCTCATGAGTCAATTCTCGGCCTCTCAGGACAGTTTAGGAGCTGCTAGGGCCTATGATACACCTAACGCTCAATGGATTAGACGTTTTCTAGTTATCTCTTTTATGGGTATGGCTATGTTCATACTCATAGCTCCCATTTTGGGACATGATACTGTAGTTCCTGTGGAGGTCACTACAGGGTTTAAATTATTATTTTTAGACTTTACAGACGTAGCAACTAAATGGGTCACTTTAGAAGGTGTTGTTACACCAGAGTGGCTACCACACGCAATTATGGCTGTCGTAGGTATGTACTTCGGTCAGTCAATCGTCTCTAGGAGATAAAAGTGGCAATAGATAGAGGTTTAAACACAACAGTATCGAGCAATCCTTTAGGGATTGATAATGATGATTACGTAGCGACAGTGGTAGGCCCCCAAGGAATAGCAGGGGCAGAAACTGCAGAGTACATAGCTAAATATAATGCTGTATTAGCTAGTGAGATTTCAACAACAGCAAGTTCACTTGCAGCAGCATCCAGTGCAACGGAGGCAGCAGCTTCTTTAGCTAGTCTGGATACTCAAGAAGCTAACGCATTGGCATCAGCTACAGCAGCAGCCTTATCAGAAACTAACGCAGGAACAAGTGAGACCAATGCAGCAACATCAGCAACAGCATCAGCATCATCAGCAGCTAACGCCCTTTCAAGTCAGAATGCTTCTTCAGGAAGCGAAACTAATGCAAGCAGCTCAGCCACGGCAGCCGCTACATCAGCGTCTAC